ATAATTATGGCAACAACTACATTTTCGGGACCGGTAAAAGCGGGATCGATAAGAGAAGGAGCTACTGCTAATACAGGATTTGTATTAATGGCTCAATCAGCAGTGATCGATATTATTGGTGCAACTGCTACAACAACTGTAGGAATCATACCTGCAAATTCACAAATCGTTGACGTTATACTAAACGTTACAACTGTTAACAATGATGGTGGAACTGCAACAGTTCAAGTTGGAAATGCAGGTGATACTGATGAGTATTTACCAGCTACTAACGTGAAAGCTTTAGCAACAACTAGAGGTACGATTCAGACTGAAGGTACAGATATCGGCACATCTGATCAAACTGTAACTGCTACATTCACAGCAGCTAACGGTGATGGTACTACAGGTGCAGCGACTGTTACTGTTTTGTACATGCAAAATAATAATTTAAGCTAATAAATAATTTGTGGGGCTTCGGCCCCACAGCTTAATTAAAGGAAAAAATATGAGTTCAGATCAAAAGTTTACAAATATAGCCAGCACAGGACAGGTAAAAACTATTTCTGGTGGATCAGTAAATATCGGACCTTGTAGAGTAACTTACATACAAGCAAATGGTGTAGCTTCTTCTACAGTGGTTTTAAGAGATATTTCATCTGGTAGCACAGGAGATAAAATTTTCGAAGCTGATTTTAATACAGAAGGTTTAGACATCTATGTACCAGGAAACGGTATTAGATTTAGAAACACTATTTTCGCAGATGTAACTGGAACAGGATCGGTCACTTTAGGTTATACTGGCTAGGAGGTTAAATGGCTAACACTACCTCGGGTACAACTACTTTCGATAAAACTTTTTCTGCGGATGAAATTATAGAAGAAGCTTTTGAAAGATTAGGAATACAAAACGTAACTGGTTATCAGTTAAAAACCTCTAGAAGGTCTTTAAATATTTTGTTTCAAGAATGGGGAAATAGAGGAATTCACTATTGGGAGATAGAAGAAACAAATATAGATCTGATAGAAGGTCAATCTGATTATGACTTTTTTAGATCATCTGCGGATGGCACGAGTGCTGTTACAACTCCGACAAATGGTATTACTGGTATGTCTGATATTCTAGAAGCACAATTAAGATCAGATAGAACCTCAACAGATCAATCAGATAGTCCAATGACTAAGGTTGATAGATCAACATACGCAGGTTTTTCAAATAAATTATCAAAAGGAACTCCAAATCAATATTGGGTAGAAAGATTTATTGATAAAGTTAGAGTGCATATTTATCCAACACCTGATTCAACAAATGCTTCTAAAGATATGCACATATATTTTATAAAAAGAATACAAGATGTAGGAGCTTACACTAACGCGGCGGATGTTCCTTTTAGATTTGTTCCATGCATGGTTTCAGGTTTAGCATATTATCTATCGATGAAATATGCTCCACAATTAATGCAGCCAATGAAATTAGTTTATGAAGATGAGTTTCAAAGAGCGTTACAAGAAGATGGATCAGCTTCTAGCACTTACATAACACCAAAAGCTTACTATCCAGGAGTATAATGGCAAAATACGCAACAGGTAAATACGCAAAAGCAATCTCTGATAGATCTGGTATGGAGTTTCCATACAAGGAAATGGTTAGAGAATGGAACGGTGCATTTGTTCATGTGTCAGAATTTGAACCAAAGCAACCACAATTAGAACCAAAACCTATGAACGGTGATTCAATATCTCTAAGACATGTTAGACCAGGAAGAACAGAACCAGCTGTAGCTGCCATGTTAGGCAATAACCCTTTTTCAATAACTTCAGGATCACAAACTATAACTGTAACAGAAGAAAACCACGGTAGATCAAGTGGCAACACTGTAAGATTTAGAAATGTAACAGGTAGTCCAGGAGGAGTGGCTTTTACAACGTACGAAAATTCTAGTGGTTTTAGCATAACTGTGACCAGTGCCGATAAGTATACATTTACATTAGGTGCAACACCTAGTATAACAGAAGAATCAGGAGGAGCTACTGTGTCCGCAGGACCAGTCACATTAACATCATGATTAAAAAAATAAAAAATTTTATTGCAAGAATATTTGGTATTAAACAGTGTCAGTGCAAAGATGAACACTTAGAATTATATGAAGATATTCCAGAACCAGAAATTCCTGTTCATAAATTAGAAAAAATAAAATCAAAATATAAAGAGTAATGGCATATACTTTAGACAATTTAAGAACTAATATTAGAGATTATACGGAAGTTGATAACACAGTTTTGTCAGATACTGTTTTAGATACGATAATAAAAAATGCAGAAAATAGAATATATAGAGAATCTGATTCTGACGATAATAGATTTTATGCAACTTCAACATTAATTAGTGGAAATAGATATGTAACTATTCCTTCTGATTTAAGAATAATTAGATACGTTCAATTAAAAGACACAAATGTTAGTCCGAACACACAAGTATTTTTAGAAAAAAAAGATACTACATTTATGGCAGCTTTTTATGATACTCCAGGCACTGCACAAGGTTTACCTAAATACTATGCTAATTGGGATGCTAATTTTTGGGTCGTAGCACCTACACCAAATTCGACTTACGAAATAACTTTAGCGTATGTTAAACAACCAGTAAGTATAACAAGTACAACTTTGCCTACAACGGCAAATCCAGCTTCAAATGTAGGGACTTATGTGTCTAATAAATATCAAGATTTGTTACTATATGCATGTTTGGCAGAAACATATGGGTACTTGAAAGGTCCAGCAGATATGTTACAATACTACGAGCAGTCTTATCAAAGGGCTCTAGGATCGTACTCTATCGAACAACAAGGTAGAAGACGTAGAGACGAATATCAAGATGGTGTTATTCGTACTCCTTTACAATCACCATCACCATAATAAGGAGATAAAAAATGGCAAATGTAGTACCACATAGTTTTAAAAGTGAATTACTTTCAGGAACGCATAATTTTGCAAGTGGAGGTGATTCTTTTAAACTAGCTTTGTACACAGCCGGATCTGGTTCACCATACGCAGCTACTGCTACAGTATATGACTCATCAGTTTCTAACGAAGTTAGTTCTGGTGGTGGTAGTGGATATACTACTGGTGGAGTAGCATTATCAAGTCAAGCAGTTGCAACTGGAACAGGAACGGCAACAGTTGATTTTGCTAATCTAACTTTTTCAAGTGCAACTTTTGGTGCAGCTTACGGCGTTATTTATAACGACGATAAATCAGATAAGTTGTGTGTAATTTTAGATTTTGGTGGAACAAAGACAGCAACCAATGGTGACTTCACTATTGTATTCCCTGATCCAAGTACACCAGCAAATGCGATTATTAGTTTAACATCGTAATAGGAATTAAATATGGCGTTTATACTTAACGATAGGGTTAAAGAAAACAGTTCAACCACCGGAACGGGTACGTTCACACTTGGTGGAGCAGTCTCAGGTTTTGAAACTTTTTCTGCTGGTATCGGTGGAAGCAATACAACATACTATTGTATCTTTGAAACAGGAACAGCAAGATTTGAAGTTGGTTTTGGAACTTTAAATTCTGGTGCAAGCACACTTGCTAGAACTTACGTTATCTCCAGTTCTAATAGTGATGCTCTTGTAAACTTTCAAGGTGCAACAGAGGTATTTTGCACTGTTCCAGGTGCAAAGATAGGTTTACCAAATCCAGAAGAATATGGTTCTTCATCAGCGCCAAAAATAATTACTGTTAAAGTAGGTTCTAAAACAGGTAATCATCCTTATCCATCAGGTGGAAGTTCTAGTAGTAATGCATACTTTTTAGATGGATTAGAATCACCGGCATTAAAATTTTCTGGTGCGGATTCAAGTGCAAAATATTACTATAGATTTGATCAAGCTGATTCTACTAACTCAGGACATCCTTTACGTTTTTATTTAGAAGCAGATAAAACTACAGCATATACAACAGGCGTAACTACAAATGGAACTCCTGGATCTTCAGGAGCTTACACACAAATTGCTGTAGACTCAGAAACACCTAATATTTTATATTATCAATGTTCTTCGCATGGATTCATGGGTAATCATGCTACAAACATTGGTAACAAAATTAATTCAAATTTATCTACTATGGGAGACCTGACGGTAGGCACATTATTTAAAATGCCTGATAATACTTCAGGAAAAATACTAGTTGGAGATGGCACAAGTTATCAAGAAGTGGCTGTATCAGGAGATTCTTT